TAAGTTCTTTAAAATTTAAAGTCATTGCAAAATCCAGAAGAAAATCATATGAAATACCAAGTAAATAAAATAACACGAATACTGATCATATTGAAACTCCGATGATTTGTTCTATGTATTTTAATTTAATAAGTTCATTTAATGCTTGTATCGTTCCTATATATGCCAATCCTTTTAGACCTCCTCCAGAAAATACTATATTTTTCAACATTTACTTCTTATATATGTTCATTATAATAAATACTATAAGTAATACGAACAAAGCACATCCATTAACTATAAGAATTTTAGTTATATTGGATAAATTTTTATTGAGTGAATCTAGTGTTACTCTTACTGAAGCACTTATCTGTGCAACTTCATTCTTTAATGTAGTTGATGTATCCATAATATTATTTAATAATAAAGAATTTGATTCTATTCCCGTTAATGTAGATGAAGCACTATCGTTAATGATAGATGTTGCAGATTTAGATCCATCTTTTATAAGATCATTTAAAAAGGACGCAACCATTATAATAACTTTCAATATTTTTTTTACAGAAAAAATAAAATACCTAAAACCCAAATTTATCAGAACAAATTTAATGGATTACGAAATTAACAAAACTAAATACCTTGCATTGGTTGGTAATGTTCAATCAGGAAAGACAAATGAAGAATTGAAATATTGTTTTCAAAGTACAATAGTTCACAAAATTCCTGTTATTTTTATTGTTAGAAATATATCGGCTGACCAATTACAACTGGTACATAGAATAAATGATTTTAACAATAAAAATAGTTCCAATTTGAATTGCAAAATTCTTTCACATATTAATACCAATGTTATGGATTTTCTTAACAATTGTGGAATAATTATCTTATTGTGTAATTGTCCCCAATTAAAAAAAATTAAAAATGTATTATCAGATTATCATGGAAAATACAATCTTTGTATAGATGAAGCGGATTTTTCACTAAAAACAAAGAATTTTGCTTCTAAAATTGATTTTTACCTTAGCAATTTAAAAGAACGAGCAAATCACATTCTAGGAGCAACTGCTACACCAATAGCAATGTTTTCTGGAGATAAGTTTATTTCCAAGGTAAAAAAATTAACACCAAATGAAAATTATTGTGGATTAGAATCTCTTTATGTGAGATACATCAACTCAAATATAAGTAGAGATCCTAAGAGCGATAATTTAGCAATTAATGAAATTTATTCGACATTATTGCAACGAAGCAACACAATCTTACTTCATACAGTTTCCAAGTATAAAACTTTTCATGCTAGTTTATTAAATTATCTTAGTAATTTATTTCCTCAGTTTACATTATTAACTTACAATGGAAATGGAATAAAAGTAATATGCAAAGATAGAAAAAGCAATGTTCTTCTTGCAAAACCAAAAGCAGTAAACAACTATGGGCAATTGATAAATAAATACTTCTATGTTGACGGGGTTCATTACTTTGTAAATTATTCAATATCGGAAGTATTACAAATTCTTAAAGACGATCCTTGGCACAATCATTCCCATATTTCTATAATAGCAGGACATTTGGCATCAAGAGGAATTAGTTTTGTAAGTAGTGATTATTCACTTCATCTAACTGACCAATATTTCGTCCCAGGAGAAAAAACACATGGAGAAAACTATCTTCAAAGTCTTAGAATTCTAGGTTGTTATAAGGATCCTTGTACACTTACACTATGGTGCAAACGAGATACATGGAGAAGAATAATAGAGCACAATAACATAATCGACAATTTAGTTAAATGTTCCGACAATAATTCAAAATGGTTTGAAGAACTTCAAAAAGTGCGTGTTCCTCGTCCAGATACACCTCTTACAAGACCAAGACTAACACATGGTACCAATTTTAATAAAATACCGTTATCAGATCATTTTAATTTTGAAATATCTTATCAAGAATTAATTGAATCGGACTCTGAATCTGAAATTATTTAAAGTTTAATGAAACAATTAATTATTATGGGGAATACTAATGGTGTTCCAACGGAACATAAATTTTATTCGAGTTATTGTAAACAAATTGATTTAGATTTAACGAATGAACCAATTAGAGAATCGGTTGCTTTAAATTTCAATGATAATAGTAATTTTATTTTTTCAATTATTTATTCACATATTAACAATTTAGGTTATTCCATACAATTAAGAAAATCTGATTTTAATATTTTTAAAACAAACTCAAGTATAAAAGAAATGATCGAAATTATAAAAAGTCGTGGTTTTTTATCTTCGGATAATACCGATGTACTTTCTGATTTGCAAATTAATGGAATGTGTTATTATCCGCGAAATATAAAAAATTTAATTAACAAAAATCGGTTGCTTTTAGCAGGTATAATTTTAGACAACGATATTATGGAATCGATCGATTATCCAGATATTCCAAAAGAAATTACAGATATTATTTGTATTGTTGGTTATACACCGGATAATATATTAATCAAAACAACTTGGTCCAATGACAAAGTATTATCAATCGATAATAAATTTATCGATAATATAAAAGAAGTATGGGACATCGTTGTAGAGTCTCCGGAACCAATTGAGTTTTAAAATAAAATAAAACAATATGTTAAATGATCTTTATTATTATTTTAATTATTTTGGTAATTATTTTAATAATTCCACATTCTAAGTTTGGTGTAGATATTATGGGAAAAAATGTCTACAACACAGCTTTTCAATTAGGAGAAAATTATCTAAACATAATGAAAGAAAACAAATACTTTAATTTAAAATATCCTGCTGTTATGTTTGACATTGATGATACATTAATAGCACAACCATCAGGAAAACCGATAAAACCAATAATTAAATTGTTAAATAAAGCCTTACGAGATAATTTAATAGTATTATTAATAACTGCAAGAGATTCTGATTATCTTTCTGAAACAATTGAAGATCTTAGAAAACATAATATTAAATATGGATTTTTGTATTTAAGAAAAGATGGAACAGATGATATACGCACATTTAAATCATCTATAAAAAAGAAACTAGCTGAAGAAAATGACATAATAACATTGATGTCTGTTGGAGATAATTCCATAGATGTAGATGGAGAATATTCAGGGTATTACATTAAATTACCAAATCATAACGATCCCAATTTATATCATTTAAATTCTCAGGGAATTTCGGAAATTGTAGTAAATTAATAAAATCATAATGATTAAATGAATACTGTTTTATATTTAAAAACTATGTATATCATTGTTATATCGATTCGTATTTATTTGATGTACTTACCAACAGTATTGAGATATATTCGTCAAAAGATTTAATTATTTAAGTTTAATTGGTTTTAAATAAAACTCTATTAATATTAAATGAATGTTCAAGAAGTACTCAATATAGCAAAAGAGCGTAAATCGAAAAATAAAGAATCAGTTAAAAAAGTATTAGAAAATATTCATAAAAAGATACGATATTATGCGCAATTAAAACATGAATCATGTGTGTATATAGTTCCGCCTATTTTGGAAGATACTCCATTATATGATCTTGAAAATATTATACACGATATATTCAAAATTTTAGATTCTGAAGGATTTATTTGTTCAGCGTATTCAGATGGGCGTATTGAAATTTCATGGAATGAACAATTGGTAGAACAGAAGGTTAAAACAGATGCGTATATACTTTCCCAACAGGAGCATAAATTAAGAAATATAACAAAAAAGAATAAAAATATCGATAAACGATTTGAATTTTTGGCAAATCCCAAGAAAACGGAAAAAACGGAAAAAACAGCTGAAGAACAACTTGACGAACAGGTTGCAAAAATTCTCAGAGAAAAAGAAAAAAATCAAAAAAAATATGTTAAGTTATTAAAATAATAGAGTTTAAAGAATCGATAGTTTAACTGTTATTAAATGAAAATTCTATCATTCGATGTAGGAATTATAAATTTGGCATATTGTATTTTCGATACAGATACTTGTAAAATACATAACTGGGAAGTAATAAATTTAGAAAATAATAACAATTATAATAAAATTTATATCAATTTGATAAAACAATTGGATATTCGCAAACATTTACTCAATGGTATAAATATCGTTATAATAGAAAAACAACCATCATTTAATCCAAAGATGAGAATTATAGCTGGTTGTTTACAGACTTATTTTATTATCAGAGGAATAGTTGATAATCCCGATAACCCGATAATTTCAGTTAACTTTTTCAGTCCAAAACATAAATTAAAATGTTATTCTGGTCCAGAATTGGAATTAGATTCGGCATCAAAAAGTAAATACTCTCGTACAAAGAAGATGGGTATTTTGATATGTAGATCAAAGTTAACGGAGTATTCAGAAACTCAAGAAAACATTCTTTTATTTGAGAATTCAAAAAAGAAGGACGATCTATCTGATTGTTATCTTCAAGCAATTACTTACGCGTTATTTGAAAAGTTAATAAAAGGAACGATTTCTTCAAAAGTAATACTTCCCAAACCATCGATTACAAAAATTACAAAAAACCAGATAAAAGAAAAATTGAAGGAATTACTTACAAGTTTACCTGAAATAGCAATTAATGAATTAATTAGCGATGAACTTAAAAATAATATTGAAACGAAGTATTCAATTTCTTTCCCAATGACTATAGAATCAATACATACACTACTTGGATCGATGAATTTAAAATCATTTATCAAAAAAATAAAATGTTAAGATAATGTATTATGGTTCATCATCACTTACAACCAGGTGAATATACAATAAAACAAAGCACTATAAAAAAAGCAGGTAAAGGTGCATTTACAAATGTATATCTTCCTGCTGGAACGACAATTGGAAACTACCATGGAAAGAAATTATCGAAAAAACAATATGATAAACTCCCAGAAGAAAAAACTGACTATCTTTGGGAATTATCAAGTCCATCAGGTACATTTTATATAGATGCAAAACAAAAAAAACATGGTAATTGGTTAAGATATCTTAATGATTCAAAAGATAGTCGTATAAATATAGAACCTTACCAATACAACAAGAAATTATATTATCGCACTACTAAAAATATAAAACCAGGAACGGAATTATTTGTATCGTATGGAGATGAATACTGGTAAAAGTTTATTTATTTAAACAAACAATTTGATCTTTAAAATTTTCAATTGTTTTGTAGAATACACCTCTAAGAGAAATAGGACTTGAATCACGATTATCGATACAATTAAGAAGTGTGTCAATTGTAACCCATCGAATATTACTTTTTTCAATAATTTTATTTATTCCTGAAGAGTTCATATAAGAATAATGATACTTCAAGAAATTAGAAGTTTTATTAAAAGTTTCTGGATAATTAAGATGATCGACATACAATAAAAACATATAATATGGACTTCCATTTAAAGTTTTAGAAACAATTTTAATTGGGTTTCCATTAATTAATTTTTCATTACAATCTACAATATCAATTACAGCTCCAAGTGTTTCTTCATAAAATTCACGAGAAGCTGTATTTATTGGATCATTGCGATCTTTTATTTCACATCTACCACCAAAATCAGACCAGTCTCCTTCATTGTCTTTACCTAATAAAAACAAACATTTTCCATTTAAATTGTATGTATAAGGAAGTACTCCTGCACTATACCTACTATGATTACTTTTATAGTATTTTTTATAATTCCAATTTGAATAATCTTGTCTATTCCAAGAATTCATCTTATTCTATATTAAATTTATTTTTTAAAGTAATTTAACTTTGCGTTAGTATTTTCATATTATTAACTTAATAATATTTAAATGGAAGACGGTGTTAAAGTTATCACAAATGATTCTAGAAAGAAGAACATTGACCTAAAAAACATAGAACCAATATCAAATATACAAATTGTAAGAAGTGAAGCAGGATCAAGCGATCTTGAGTCTGAATTATCTGAAATTTCAGAATACATTAAGCCCAAAAAGAAGAAGAAAAACATTGTCCAACCAAAAAAACAAAGGCAACAACAATTCGGAGGAGATTACAATGCATTTTTAAATCCTAAGAAAGTTAGAACACGCGACATTGAAGAAGATTCTGTCGATGATGAATCAAGTGAATATTCATCTGTTGAAGAATCCGATCAAGATTCAGAAGCATCATATGAAAATCAACCAAAGGAAAAAACATTTGAAGAAAAGCAGAAAATGAAGCAAGATCTCTTAATTAAGATTCAGGCTATGGAGAAGAAAGGATTTGAATTTTCTAAGAAATTTAACATGACATCTAACTACGAAGAAATGATGTTTGAATATGAAAAGGTAAAGAAATTTATTGAATCACAGGCAGCAATAAAATTTTCAAGACGTTGTTTGATGGCATGTGTAACGGGAATTGAATTTCTTAACAAAAAATTTGATCCATTTAATGTAAAACTGGAGGGATGGTCAGAAAATGTTATGGAAAGTGTAGATGATTATGACAATATCTTTGAACGTCTCCATGAAAAGTATTCCGGTAAGGGAGAAATTGCACCTGAAATAGAACTACTTCTCACACTTGGAGGAAGTGCATTTATGTTTCATCTTACCAATAGCCTACTTAAAAGTCCATCAATGGGGCCAATCAATACAATTGCACAAAACAATCCAAATTTTATGCAATCGATGATGGGAATGATGAGTCAGGGAATGAAATCTATGGCACAAGAACAACCTAACCGCCCACAGCAATCCAACTTTCCAAAGCCAATGGAAACGAGAGGAATCAGAAAGGAAATGAACGGGCCAAGTATCGATCCAGCTTTATTTGCAGGAACATCTCTACCAACAAAATATGCACCTGGATCTGGACCAGTAAATAATTATCCACAACCACCAGAACCAGTTGATTTTGTACAGCAGTATTATGGAAAACCAATAGAAGAAGATGATCGTTTCTCAGTTGCATCGTCAGATTCAAGTTTGTCAAGTGTAAGTGTTGTTAAAAAGATTAACATTAAGAAAGGTGGTAAAAATCAACTTGGAGGATTAGAATTAAATATCAGCTAAAAAAAAATAATACCGTTTATTAAATGAGTAGATTGAACTTTTCAAATATAACGGAGGCTTATAATGTTCCTTCTGCAGGGATAAAGGACACATATGAAAAGATAGAAGAGCTTAAGAAGAAAATAACTGGTACAGCATTTGGTCCAAAGGATACTGAACCAGTTTCCAATTACAAGAGAATCGGTTCACCACCTGAAGTTGAATCAGCGTTCTGTAAAAAAATGGAACCAGAATCAGATGATCTAGAACTCACTATTTTTAAATTAATGAAAAATCCAAAATTTGACGAAATTATTAAAAATTATGTCAACTTTAAACATCCAGAATGGGCACTTGCATATTCTAAAGAAAATTTCGGAAAAGTAAAAAGTTCTACATGTGACGAGATCAAGAACTACGTCATATTTTTTATCATATCAATATCATTGTATTTATTTCTATCATTACTATTAAACAAAAATTAAAACTTTAATTTCGAGTAAGTCTCAAGTTTTTCTTTTCTTGTTTTTGAGACTTTACATTAGTAACTTCAGTAATCTCAGGATAAATATAATTATATTTAATTAAATTCATACTATATGAATCAACATAAAGAGCGCTATTTCTAAATTCATCTATTGACATATAACCACCAAATAATTTCAAACATTGTCTGAAAGGAGCAGATTTAAAATTTACAGAGGTTTCTATGTTATACAATTGTTTTACTAATAAAGAAATCAATTGTGATCGTTCACTCATTTTACGATCGGTTTTATCAAAGTTATAAGCCTTAACACAATTCCAAGAACAAAATATTCCAACAAATTTGTATCTTTTTCTAAGTGGGTCATAACTTACAGGCATTGTACATGGAGAAGTGTCAAATTTATGACAACACCACCAACAACATACATCGCATTTTTCAGGCCATTCTTCTTCTTTGATATAATTTTTTAAAGTTGTAATAATTCTTATTCTTTTCATAGACTGATCTTTAAAAGGTTCAGTTGTTGAATATTTCTTTTTCTCCTTGTAATACTTTTCAAACTTTTCCTGATTTAAATTAAGAATATTTTCAATAGGTATTTCAGTTTCTTCCTGATCAGAATATTCATTTTCATCGATAGCCGTTTTGTTGACTTTATTGATGATGTCGTTTCTATAATTATTTTCTGATTCAGGAACAACATTTTTTTTAGAAACCGTTATATTTAAATTTCCAAATGAAACCTTCTTAATAGTGTCATCAGTATTACTAGGTTCCTCATCATCGCTATATGCAACATTATGATTAAAGTTATTAATATGGTTGCGATTAAGTATTTTTTCGAAGTTTTCTATTTCATATTTCTTTTTACGGCCTCTTTTTTTCTTTTCAATTTCTTCAACAACTTGTTCGCATTCTGGTTGAATATTATTATAAAAGTTTTTAGGCTTTCTACCTCTTTTCTTTTTTACGATAACTTCTTCTTCCATTTTGATTAATTATTTTTATTTCTTTAAACGATAATCAATTTAAAAAAACAAATACATTTTTGATTATAATGAAACCATTCTACAGAGGATTTTTATTGGGATATCTATTTAAGGAGCATATCAATAATATATTAAGCTCAGTTGTATTTAATATATTAAATGTAATCCATAAGGTAAAAACTTCTGAACATAGTAAAATTACAAATGGAATAAGTAAAATTAATCTCGTTTTAAAAATTACAAATCAAGAATTATTTGATGAATTACTTCAACCATTACCAAATTGGTGGAAATACTTTCCAGAAAAAAAGGTTATTAAAGTGGAACTTCATCAAGAACTTATTGACTTCATCGATAACCATGATTCATTAACATTTGAAGAAGTACTTGAATCGGTTGACAAGAATGATGATCATATTATCACACTAGATATTCCATTATTCAAAACAATTGGAGAAATCTATCTTTATGTTACCTATTTCGTAGATTCTCAAAAATTTATAAATGTATATTCACAAGGATCGTGTATTACATCGAATGATTTTAAAACTAAAGAACAAAATAGAATTGACAGTATTTTATGTAGTTCTGTAAAATATGATAAAAAAACGGAATATATAACTAACTATTTAAAATTATTTTACAATACATATTCCAGTTTAACACCAGAACTACTTCTTCTAAATTATGATAAAATAAATACAGATTTAAAAAGTACATCTTTATTAATTATTAAAGATAAATGTATTAGAGAATATTCTTACACAGAAACATTAAACTAATTTAAAAAAATAACACTAATTAAATTAATTAAATGAGTTCCGATGATTATATTTTATTTATTAAAACTGTCCAGTCTCAAAGTATAAAAATTTTAGTGGAATCTTTAAAAGAAGTACTCACTGATATAAATTTATACTTTGATTCCAATGGTTTAAAGATCATGACAATGGACAATGCAAGAGTTGCTTTAATTTATGTACGACTTATCAAAGACAACTTCGAAGAATACTCTTGTAAGAATAAAATTATGTGCGGAATTAATATGATTTATTTATTCAAATTGCTTAAAACAGTTGGAAATAGTGATGTACTTACTTTATTTATTAAGGCATCTACTCCAAATGAACTTGGTATTCGTATAGAAAATAAAGAAAAAAATACAATAACTGAATCATTCTTAAAGATGTTAGATATTTCAGAAGAAAAATTAGAAATTCCAGATATTCAATATGATTCTGTTATAAGCATGCCATCTGTGGATTTTCAGAAATATTGCCGTGATCTTTCTGTTATTAGTAATCAGGTTACTATAACAAGTACAGAATCACGATTTATTCTCGAATCTAATGGTGATTTTGCTTCTCAAAAAATTATTATCGGTGAAGCTCAAAATGGTCTAATATTTTCAAAGAAGAATCAGAATGTAGCTGAAACATTTGACCTAAAGTATCTAAATTCATTTACTAAAAGTACTAATTTATGTAGTACAGTTGAAATCTTTTTAAAGAAGGAATATCCGTTAGTCATTGAATACAACGTTGCAAATTTAGGAAAACTTCAATTTTGTCTGGCTCCAAAAATTAAAGACGATTAATTTTCTTTCGGAAAAAAATAATCGATAATATTAAAATGGCAACTGGAGTTTCTACTTCACTAGGTTATTCCATTCCACAGGTTGGTGGAATGTTTCCCATCGCGGAACTATTTGATTCGGATTCAAAAAGAACATCTGCGTTAATGTACGAACTTAATTTAAGTTCATATCCACCTAATTTTAAAAATGGAAAATTTGTCAGTCCACTTACATCAGCAAATGCTCCATTATATACCCATAATTACGGTTCTAAGAAGAAAAAGAATTGTACTAAATTCAATAAAAATAAAAATGTAAATCCATCAACTGGTAGACCCATTAAAAGAGGATCTACAACATATAAATCACTTGATAAAGAATGCAAAACAAAAAGGATTTCTAAAAAGATGTGTGAATCCTTTTTAAATTCCGATATGACAACTAACCCAATAACTGGTAGAGCAATTAAAAAAAATGGACCAACTTACAATATATTCATGAAGAAATGTAATTCCGTTAAGCCCGATTTAAGTATTTTTAAGAGCAAACTTCCAAAAGAACCTGAAGATTATCCAATTCCGATTGTACCAAAGTATGAAGTGATCAAGCCAGTTAAACAATTAAAGTATCCAGGAAATCCTGGTGTACAGATATATCCAATATGGCAACAACCAGAACCTAGCAATCATGTAGTTAACGGAATAAAGTATACCGTACAACCAAGAAAATTTATTGCATTTAATAAAAAGGAGTTTAAAGTAGGATCTAATGCAGCAGTAGACACATTAGGTACAAAAGCTGTAATTACAAATATTGGAACAAAACAAATTACACTTAAAAAAGATCTCATAAGTAAAGAAAACCGATTAACAATTGAAACCTTTTTAAAATTTAATACTTAATTTAAAGAAGTGTAATTAATTTGTCATTATGGACCCCAGAGTTGAACAACTACTTAAACTTCCACAATTTGAACAACGTAGTCCAGAATGGTTTCAGCAGCGAAACAATGCAATTACTGCAAGTGATATACCAACGGTTTTATCAGAAAATAACTACAAGACACCTTGGAGTTTACTTTTAGACAAGTGTAATTCAAATCCAAAACCATTTGTTGGAAATGAAGCAACGCGATGGGGAACTCATTATGAAGACATCGCAATTGAAAAATACAGCTCTTTGCGTAATAAAAAGGTACTATCATTTGGGTTGATTATTCATCCAGAACATTCATGGTTAGGTGGATCACCCGATGGAATTACTACAGATGGGATACTTCTAGAAGTTAAGTGTCCCCTCCGTCGTAAAATTGTTCATGGAGAAGTACCACATCATTATCTTTCACAGGTACTACTCAATCTTGAAATTTGTAATTTAGATATCGCACATTTCATCGAATTTGTTCCTGGAAATAGCGACAACGACTATGAGATAAACATAGTAGAAATTAAACGAGATCATGATTGGTTTAAGAGAAAAATGCCGGTTATGAAAGAATTCTGGGATTCGGTTGTTTATTATCGTAAGAACGGAATAGAAAATCATCCAAAGTATAAAACTTATAAAGAAAGAAGTGATAATAGAAAAAAGGAATCTGTAGATAACGGAATTATTTTGGATATTAGAAAAAACAGTCCGTTATTTATAAACGACGAAGAAGATGGGAATTAAAAATTTAAAAGGTTTTATTAAGAAAAATGCTCCGAGTGCATTTTCAGAAATAAATATTAAAAATTTAGCTGGAAAGTCAATATGTATAGATTCAAGTATTTTATTGTACAAGTTTAGATACATGTATTCTGGATCAGATAATTTTCACATTATAGGCTTTCTAAACAAGGTAATAGAATTACTTAGTTGTCGTATTATGCCAGTATTTGTTTTTGATGGAAAGCCTCCAGACGCTAAGAAGGAAACATTAAATAAAAGATCGGAAAATAAAAATAAATTAAAAGAGCGTATCGATAATTTATTAAAGGAACGAGAATCATTAGGTGGTCCGGAATTTATTGATTCCGATTCTGATTCAGAAACCGTTAATCTGAGTAAATTAAATTTAGAGATCTCACAATTACAGAAAAATATGCTATGTGTTTCAAAAAAACATACTGAAGAAGTTATTAATTTATTGAAATGTATAGGAATTCCATTTTTAGTTGCAATTGGAGAAGCAGAGGAATATTGTGCTTTTCTAGAAAAGAATGGTTATGTAGACTACATTCTTACAGAAGATACTGATTGTTTAACATTTGGAGGAACTAGAGTACTTTTTAATACTAAAAATAATTATACAATGTGTGAATTATCGGTAATTCTTAGAGATCTTAAAATAACATATTCTCAATTTATAGATTTTTGTATTCTTTGTGGTTGTGATTACACATGTAAAATACAGAAAGTAGGCCCAGTAGCTGCGTTAAATATTGTGAAAACTTATGGAAGTATAGAAGCGTTTATTTCACAGAACACAAAGTATGATATTCCTGAAAATTTCAATTATCTTGTTGCAAGGGAGTTATTTATTAAGAATAACGATTATCCAAAATTAACCTACGAATTAAACTCATTTAAAACTTTTGATTCTGATAGATTCTGCAAAATACTTTCGGAATATGGAATTAACAATTTACATTTTAAAAATAAAATTATTAATTTAATTAATTTATTCCCAAAAAAATTTCTTGATTAATATTAACAAATTAATAAAATGCTCTCACTATTTGGTTTCGGCAAAAAGCGTCGCTCTACATCAAAGAAATCCGTTAAGAATGTTAAGCCCCCCTCCAAGCTTCTCAAGATGTGCAAGAAGCTCAAGGTTAAGGTATCTCTTAAACGTGGATCAAAACGCGTTTACAAGAAGGCAAAGGTTCTTGCCAAACAGTGCAAGCGCAAGCTTCGTCTCATTGCGAAGGGAAAATCCCGCTTCGGTTCCCGTAGCCGCTTCAGCTTCGGTACCGGTGGATGTGGAGCATCAAAGATGGTTGATAACTCCATGATGATGTTCGGTGCCAACAAGGCCCGTCGTTCTCGCTTCGGCTCATCCAACATGGCTGGTTATCATATGATGCCTGATGGTAAGATGATGGCTGATCGTGATATGATGTTCGGCGCCAACAAGCTTCGTTTCGCTGGCCGTGTAGCTGGTGTTGTACCCTCAATGGAGTTCGGCAAGAAGCGCCGTGTTTCCCCCAAGGTTTCCAAGGCAGCTGCAATGAAGGCATTCAAGCAGTTCTTCCGCCGCCACTGCAGCTCAACGATGCGTATGGGCCGTCGTTCTCGCTTCGGAAACGGTGGAAATCCACCATTGTACCAGTCCATGGGCTACGAGTTCTGCGACCTTGGTTCAGGAGGTGTTCTCGGTGCCAACAGCACTGGCCTCTTCCCATCTCCCTGCAAAGCAATGGACCTCAAGGCTGCCCGTGCTGAGGAGGGTGTTCGTCTAGGCCAGCGCTACAGCGGTGGAGATGAGGTTGGCAAAACCGCTGCCGAGCTTAAGGCAATGGACAAGGCTGCCATAACCAAGCGATCTGCATTCGGCAAGAAGCGCCGTG